TGCCGGCGGCGGATCTTCATGAGATCGCGATCTCGGATGCTGGCGCGCGCCGTTGTCATTGCAGGCTGCCCAACCAAATGTTGCCGGCGATCAGGCCGAGCAACAGGATCGACGGGAGCAGTATGATGGCGGCGGCGCGGTCGCAGATCCGCTCAAAGCGGCTCTGCTCTTGGAAATCGGAAAGCGTCTCGGCGCTTGCGTTTTCCATCGCGCTCATGCCCTGCCGCGCAGCATGCGGCGCACGATCTTCCGTGCCTCTGGGAGGTGCTTCTCAACTTCGTCTTCATCCCGATTGATGCCGACGGCGATATCTTCAAGGGTTGTGGGCTCGTCGCCGCGGCCGCGAAGGAAGTTCGCGGTTTCCATCGGAATAGATACGGCAATAACTGAGGCGGCGTGCATGGTCATCTCCATTTGCGGTTGCCAATGGAGAAGAATGTGAGTTAATCACACTCACCTGTCAACAAGAATGTGAGAAAGTCACATTAAAAAAATTAAGTATGGCGAAGTCGCTTTATGTTGCCTAGTGGCTAGGAACGTCCTCGACCGGGTGGCCAGGGTTACGGCGGATAAAACGGTCTGCGGATCGGCGCGTCTTTATGTCCGTGACGATCGAGAAGTAGCGAACCGGTACATCCCACATCGTCGGCGCGTTGGCGCTTTCAAGGTGAAAGAGACCGGACTGACTGCCTCGCTGAGGGATCTTGATCAAAACGCGATCGTCTTCAAGCCAGCAGACACATAATTCCCCCATGTGCTCATTTGACGGCACTTCTTTGTCCTCATAGAAAATCAGCCAGCCGTCGTTCGCTATTCCATACATTGACGAACCTCGTACTTCGAGAGCCTCCACAGTTGGCGCGGAATCGATTGGAGCCTGAACCTCTCCGAAGTTCCCGTCGCCGGTCGCGAAAAGGACGGTGCCATCTGGGCCGGCGCCAGCAAGGCCTCTTATGGGCGCATAGCGGGTTTCTTCGGGTGTGCCTTCACCCGTCAATAGCCATGCCTCGCTAACGCGGTATGCACGGGCATAGTCTTTTGCTGCGCGCGTTATGCCGACCAAGCCGCGCTCGTGTTGCGAGTATGTACTGTAGCTGAAACCAAAGCGCATAGCTGCTTCCTTGGCTGTCTTAAAGCCGCGCAATTCACGGGCTTGGCGAAGTCGAGCGGCTTGCTCATCAAGGCGGGTTGTATCCATGATGTTAGTTATTCACACTTTCGGTGTGACTTTCTGCTTGACAGGGCGGTGTGAGTTTCTCACATTGTCGCAATGAACGAGAGCCCTTTTGACGTTATCGCGCTTCGACGTGACTTGAAGTGGACGCAGCAGCAGCTTGCGGACTATTGCGATGTCGACCGTTCAACGGTGTCAAAGTGGGAAACCGACGGGTTGGTTAAGGGGCCTGCCCTCGTCCTTCTGAGGCTTTTACGTGACGGAAAGCCGACGTTCTGTGCGCCCTCCTTTTCCGCGGAGGCGGTGCAGTGAGCGTTTTTTTGGCTCCCTTCCCTGCAGGGCATGAGCCCATGGCGGAACTCCTCCCCGCCAGCCCTGCCACCTGGTGCCGGAGCGCATGGCCGAAAGGCTCTGCATGGCGGACCGCTCCGGCGTCATCTTTTTCCGCTTCGCGACCGCGCGCGCGCGGCGGCGGCGGTCGGCTTCTTTTTCGTGCGCATCTGGCATGTGGGCCTCCGTAATCTGACGTCCTGATCTTTCAACGAAATCCGAACTTCCCGCCACGGGAAAGCCCCGCCGGAATTCCCGGCGCGGGAATGTGCGTTTTCATGTCTGGAGAAACGACATGTCCGACCCCTTCCTTTACCGCGTGAAAGCAGCGCAACGTGATCTGATCGAACGTTGCGGCGGCATCCTGCGCGTCGAAACCATAAGCGGGTTCTCCAAGAGCCAGGTGGGCCGCTGGAATAATCCCTCCGATCCCGATCTGATGCCGCTCGGTGCGATCCGCGCGTTGGAGGCCGATTGCCGGGTGGCGCTCGTAACCGCCGTTCTTGCCGAGGTGAATGGCCGACGCCTGACCGATCCGGAGGAGGAGCGTGCGCAGGATGTCTGCGTCATGCTTTCTCATGCCGAGCTGATGCGCCAGGCGGCCGAACTCGCGAACGGCATGGCGCTGGCGATCTCCGACGGTCAGGTGACACCGACCGAAGCGCAGAATATCGACCGGCTCGCTGCCGGCCTCGAACGCTCCGCAAGCAGCCTGCGCGCCTCCCTTGCCGCCATCAAGGCTCGCGGTGGAGCTGCGGCGGCTCTGCGTATCGTTGGCGACCAAACCTAGCCATGACCGTCGCGCTCGCCACTCGCCCGGAAGGTGCCGTTGACATTGTTGCAGCGATAGAAGCCGCACGCGCATTGTTGGACGCGGGTGCGACGGATGCCGCGTTGAAGCTGTCTTCCGTGGCGTATGACCAGGCAAAGGCGACGGGCGATTCAGCGGAGCGGGTGAAGGCCTCGCGGGATCTGGTCGACCGTTCGCGCCGGATGCAGGCCGAGGCGCTGAAGATCGAGAGCTATTGCTACTGCGCGATGGCAGACGCCGTCGACGCCGCCCAAGCTAACGGCGAACTGGCACGGCGCGGCCGGCCGAAAAACATTTCCGGCGAAAATGTTTTCACGCTTTCCGAGGTTGGGCTCGATGCCGGGAAGCTGCACGGGGCGCGAAAGATCCGCGACCGGGTGCGCGACGAGCCTGATTTCATCGAGCATGTGGTGGAGGCTCGGCTTGCCGAGGGGCTGGAACCGACGCGGGCGGCGATGAAAAAGGCCTCGGGCCATGCGCTCGGCACAAAAACCGCGACGAAGGACGAGCGCGGTGACGATCTTTATAAAACACCGATCCAGGCCATGCGCACGCTCTTGGCGCTGGAAAGCTTCTGCTTGAACGTGCTCGAGCCGAGCGTGGGTCGCGGGGCGATCCTGCGGCCGCTGGAGGCGGCAGGCTACGACGTCACCATTTCCGACTTCGTCGACCGGGGCATCACAACGCGCCACGGCGAGGTGCAAGGCGTCGGGGATTTCTGCCTTTCGAAGGCGTGCGGCGAGGCGGACCTTGTAACGAACCCACCATTCGGCATCGCCAACGCCTATGCGGCGCATGCGCTTCGCGAGCACAAGCCGCGTAAGATGGCGCTGCTGCTGAACCTGAATTTCGTGTGCGGGTTCGAGGATCCCGACCGGCGCTTCGTCATGGACGAGAACCCGCCCAGCCGGATCTACGTCTTCACGCGCCGCTTGCCGATGATGCACCGCGACGGGTGGGAGGGAAACAAGGCGTCCAGCCAGATGAACACCGGCTGGTTCGTCTGGGAGCGCAACGAGGACGGCTCCTATGGTTGCGGCTACCCGCAGATCATCCGCGTCGACTGGCAGGACTATATGCTGGCCGCGCCGCTTTTGCCGGGCGCCGGTGGGCATGTTTCGCCCCTGTCGTTCGGGCCGGCGGAACCGGACGAATTCGCCCGCACCACCCCGCGCAAGACGGATGACGAGCGCGTCGACGAGGAAATCGCACGGGCCATCCGTTGGCTGAAGGAAATGCAGCCGTTCGATGCCGTCATTCTTCGGCGGGCCATCGCGGTGCGGCCGCGCGTGGCGGAAGCACTTATCGTTGCGATGGAGGGTGCCGGACTGATCGTCAAAGCCGATGACGACTTTTGGCGGGCGACGGCAGAAGGGCTGCACCTGACCGCGCAGGCGAATGCGGCCGCGATCGTCGAGCAGTGGCGCGCCGGCAAGGCGGTGACCGGATGACCGACCTGCCGCACCCGGACCTGTCACCGGCCATGCTGAAGAGCTTCTTGCAGATCCGCGCCAATTATCTCGCGATGGCCGGCGGCTATGCGAAGGCGAGCGCGTCCGGTGTGCGCGCCGCGAAAGAACAGTTGAGGCTGAGCGCCGGGGTCTCGCGGGCGGACTTCGCTCCCGCGTGGACCGGACAATTGATGGCGCCGAAGCCGCGCGCGCTGCTGTGGTCAGCGCTCGGCATCGATCCCCATTTGCTCGACATCCAGTTGACGCATGGCGGGCAAGAACGCTTGCCTTCGCCTGCGAAGGAGCTACCATGACTGGGAGGCCCGATATCGACCGCGCGCTGCTTGCGGCCGACGTTTCTGCCTGGATGGCGCGCAACGGGCTGACGACGCGCAGCGCCTCGGCCGCATTTGCCGGCCTCAACCCGGCGATGGTTTCACGCGCTTGCACGCTGCAGGTTCTTTCTGCCGCGAGCCTTCTGACGCTCTGCTGCGCCATGCAGGCCGATCCGCTGCGCTATCTCGTCAATGTTTCGCACCAGAAAAATCAGGCTGTTACAGCGATTGGCGCACGTGAAACAGTGGTGGCGCAACCATGAGCAACGCACTCCCGCTCATCGACATTCTGCGTGCTGCGAAGACGGATCGTGACCGCGCGACATGGCTTTCGGCCGTGCCGCTGCATTTCGTTTCCACATCGCATGCGCAGATCAAGGCGGTGCTCGACGAGGCCCGTTTTGCATCGGGCGTTGTCTATCTCGGAGCGCTTCATGCGCAGCAGCTCGCCACGCGGCTCGTCGACGGCCGGCATCCGGCCACCGTCGTGTTGACGACGCAGGCGGCGCATTCCGACATGTGGGAGGCCGTGCGCCTCTCCGAGGCGGGCGCGTGATGTTCGAGTTGGTCTGGCAACCATCGCGGCTCGTCTACCTCTCCGGCGCGGCCTCTGTCGGCGCCGTGTTCGCGCCGGCGCATCCGTCGGGCAAGTGGCGCTGGCGGCTTTGGGTCAATGGGCGCTCCTCACCTGACGAGGGGAAGGCGGACAATCAAGACAAGGCGCGGGAGGCGGTCGAGCGGCGGTTTGCCGCCTTCCTCGAACGGGCGGCGCTGACGCCGTCGATCAGGGGGACATGAGGACGTGAGCCACGAGGCAACCATATGGGCGGTGAAGGTGCGCGGCATATCGTGCACCGAGGCGCGGGTGCTTTGGCACCTGGCCGACTGCCACAACCCGATTTTCGGGTGTTATCCCAAGCAGGATTATCTCGCCGACGCCTGTGAGATCGACGTGCGTTCGATCCGCCGGGCGCTCGATTCGCTGCGCGCGAAAGGCTTCATCAACTGGGCTGAGCAGCGTGAAGGCAAGAACCGCAAGGCGAACCGTTACAGCCTTGGTTTCGAGCCGGGTTTCCGGGCGTTTGCGGGTTGTGAGACCGGCGAAAATCAACCGGACAAATTGTCCGGTTCACCTGCGGTTTCAACCGGACAGGATTGCCCCGTTGAGCCGGACAAATCCGACCGTTTGAACCGGACTCAGGAGTCCTCAATAGAACCTGTAAGGGAACCAGTAAAGAAACCCGTAACTGAGGAAGAGGGCGTGCGCGCGGGCTCTGATGAGGAAGATGAACGGAAGCTCCTGCATCGGGTCAAGGTCATGGAGTTCGGCAACGGCAAGGGCAGCAAGCCATGGCCTGGCGCCGCGGCAAGATCCACAACGGGCGCGCTGCGGGAATTCATGGCGCTATCGCCCGAGCATCGGAAACTGGCGGAAGAGCGTCGCGACGTTTACCTGGCCTACTGCGAGCGCCAGAAACTGACGCCGCTGTGGCTGAGTTCGTACCTCAAGGAGCAGAAGTTCCTGGACATTGACGCGGTTGCTCCCCGTGCCGTTGCGGCCGCGCAGGCGCCGGAGACGGTCGAGATGGCGCCATTCGGGCCGGTATGGGCGGGCAGGCGCTATTGGGCGCTGCTGTCGGGACCTGATGCGGTGGATATCCCGCTTGATCTGCGGGGCACCGCAGCAGCGACATACGAGACGCTGCGACGGGGCAGCGAACGGGCCGCGTCGAACTTCCTGCAGCGCAAGGGCATCCTGCTCGGCGCTGGCGGAAACCTGATCTTCCCCGACGATTTCGAGATGGCAGAGCAGCGGCGTCGCACCATGGAGGGCGGGTACCCTCTCGTCAACCAGCTTCACGAGCAAGCCAAGGTGCGGGCGCGCGCTCAGGTGGATGGGCGCTTTGCGGCGCTTGGCGACCTCTGCGAGGCCGTTCCGGTGGAAAGCGCCACATTCGCGGCATGGCTGGCCCATGACGAGCGCATGGCATGGCCGGCTGTGCCTGATCCCGGGTCCATGCGGGTGGTCTACTTCCCGCGTGGTGGCCCGGACGGCCTTCGGGCGTTCGAGGTGGCGGCAAGAGAAATGATGGCGGTCAAGGGAGCACGAGGCGATGAACATGCAGCATAGCGGGTTTATGGGCCGTCCAGTCGCGGCACACGCCGGTGATCGTTTCTCCGATCGCATGCGGCGCATCAGTGCGGCGCGGCTCGACGAGGGCGCACACGCCACGCTCAACTGCCGAATCAATGCCGGAAAGGCACCATGGTTCGCCCTGCGGGTCTGGACCGGACGTGAGCAGGCTGTGGAAAACTCGCTCGGGCAGATGGGCGTCATATCGCTGGTGCCCATGCGCAAAGGGCCTGATCTGAGGCGTCGAGGTCGCGTCATCGAAGGTTCCATGATCCCAGTCATGCATGGTTACGTGCTCGTCCAGATGCTTCCAGTGGGTGAATATCTGTCTGGTCTTCTGGGCGTAGAGCATGTGATAGAGTTGCTCGGCGGATGTGATCGGCAGAGGCCACTGAGCGACAGAGAGGTGAGCCGATTCAATGCGTTGGCGATGAATGGCGTCTACGATTGGGAGCGACCTGTTGATCTTGTTCTGCAGCAAGGCGAGAGCGTCCTTATTACTGATGGACCTTATGTCGACCACAGGGCAACGGTCATCTCTCCCAACCGTAACCGTAAGGGTGATGTCGTCGTTTCGGTCACGTTCATGGGGCGAGACGTTCCTGCATCGGTGCCACTTGCGCTTCTGAAGAAATTGTGAGAGTCATTCGCCACTGGACGAGCTGATGATCCTGAAGTGAGCCTCTGTAAACGCTTAGCACGCGGGGAGCAATCCCGAGGTCGGTACACCGGTCAGCCCCTGCCCTGACAGTCTCTCGCGAGAGACGCCGATTCAGGGCCAGTGCTACAGCTATGAGCAAATGATCGAAAGGCGGCCGAAAGGTCGCCTTTGCTGTATCAAAGAGTATGAAGCGCGCGAAGCAGTTCAGGCCAGCCGGCGCACCTTCCAGACAAGAGCAGAAGCAAGAGGCTGACCGTTGGCGCGGCAGTGCTACTGATCGCGGATATACTTGGAGATGGTCGAAAGCCCGCAGGACATTCCTCGCGCGGTCTCCGCTCTGCATTGGGTGCGAAGCCGTTGGCATCGTCGCAGCTGCTACCCTCGTCGATCACGTCGAGCCGCATGAAGGTGACCAGGCGAAGTTCTGGGATACGTCCATGTGGCAAGCGTGCTGCGAATGGCACCACAACAGCGTGAAGCAAAGCCTCGAACGCCTGTGGAAGGCCGGACGAATACCGACCTCGGAACTCTGGCTGACCAGCGCAACCGCGCAGAGCCTCACCCGAGGCCAGATCACCGAATGAAGGGGGGTGGGTAAAAGTCTGGATACCCCCCATCCTGACCGGCGGCCTAACGCAAAAAAACGGGGCGCGTTATTTCTGGCGATATCTTTTTTTTCGGGACCGGACGGGGCGGTTGGCCGACGAACGGATGACTGATCGACGATGGGACGGCGCAAGGATGACCCGCTTTTGCAGGCCGCGAAGGGATTTCCCGGACGGCGCAAGGGCAAGGTCGAAGCGGAAATCGAAGCGGCCGCAGACGCGGCGGCGGCCATGCCGGCGACCGTCGCCGACCCGTTCCCGATTCCCGACGTTTTCCTGCGGGCGCCGGTCTACTGGGCCGAGGCGATCCGGGTTTGGAAGGAACAGTCGGAAGTGCTGCGCGCCGCAGGGCGCCGCCGGCCTGGCTATCGCCGGACGCTCGCGCGCTACTGCATGTGGACCCAGTTCTACGTGTCGGCGGCCGAGCAGCTCCGCAAGGATCTGCCGAAAGGCGGGGCGGCCATCCGCGTGAAGAAGGGCGACGGCGAGACCGTGATCCGAACGCATCCGAATATCGAGTTCATGGCGAAGGCCGAAACGGCGCTTCGTCTTCTCGACGCCGAGTTCGGCTTCACCCCGGTTCGCGACCAGGACCTTGTCCGCGTCGAAACGTTCAACGCCGGACAGTACCGGTTGCCTCTTCAGGGCGGATCGGCAGCGCCGGACCGGCCGACCACGCCGAAGGCCGACCCTATGGACCTGATGACCGGCAGCGACAGCATGCCGCCCGGCACGCGGCCAATCTGAGGACGGACGATGGCCGCGCGCTATCCGCTGGCCACGCCGTATCCGGACTGGCTTGCAGACGTTGCCGACGACCCGGCGTATGAATGGGCTGTCTCGGGCTGGAGACGGGCGGCGGCGGTGCCCGGCGCATGGTTCGATTACGGCAAGGCCGATAAGATCGTCGCGCGCTGGCCGGAAATCTTCCGGCTGACCAACGACCGGTTCAAGGGCATCCCGTTTCGCCTGGTGAAATGGCAGGAGATCGGGGTTCGACTTCTGGTCGGTTGGAAGAAGGCGATCGAGGTCATCGACCCGGCAACGCACCTTCCATCGGTCGAGCAGG